CTGGTAGAATATTTAAAGCAGCACCTAGTTTTTTAAATGGTAATTTGAGTTCTTCTAAAGCTCCTGTATCAACATTATCAATAGATTTTTCTAACACTAATAATCTATCATCAATATCCCTGCCAGCAGCAACATTTTTTCTTTCCTCTTTAACAGTATCAATTGCAAGTTTAGCTGATTCTTGCTCAAATTGTTTAGTAGATGAGTCTATGTTTACAAGTGGGCCTTTTTTAGACTTTAAAAACTCTGCAAATTCAGGATTTTCTTGTGCAAACTGAAATTCTTCAACACTTGTAGGTAATTTGTTTGTTTTTTGGTCAAAAGACGATTGAGCAACACTCATAGCTAGCTGTGGGTTGCCTTTAATAAGCTCTATTTGTTCGGGTGTAGCACCAGCTTCTTTTGCAATAGCAACAGCATTAGTAATTAAATTTTGTTGGTTAGCTTCAGCTTTTCTTTCATCTGCTTGTTGTTGAAATATTTCTTGTCTTTGTAAAACACCTTGAGCTGGATTAACACCTCTTAAAGTATCACTAAAAGCCAAAAGAAAATTACCAAGCTGTTGGTTTTTAAGTCTTTGGTCTGCTTGTTTTTTATCTTCAACATTTTGACTAAATTGTTGTGTATTAAAAAGATTTTGCATTACTGGTTTGTTATCAAAAGGTTTTCTGAAACCAGCAGCAATAAAGTCATTCATTTGATTGGTGTTAATACCACCACCCATAGGGTTGTAACCACCTTGTATCATTAAATTAAATTTTTCTAATGGAGTCATTTTTTTCTAAGTTTTAAAAAGTCCAAACGGGTTAAATCCACCCATATACATAGAGCCTGCTAAACCAGCAGCACCACTTAAAAAGTCACCAAAACCAGGTTTATAGCTTTGTGTTGTAGATTGTTGATTAGGCAATGCACTAACACCTTGAGCAAGCAAACCAAGTTGTTCTTTAGGAAAGTTAATAGCTCTCAAGAACTCGTTGTAACCTGCATCCATAGCTCCTTGTTGTAAGCCTTGTTGTTGTGCACCAATACCAGATAGTAAACCTAAGTTTCTATACTGGTCACTAAGTAAACCTTGGTTAATACCAGAACGAAAGTTTCTGTCTGCCATAGCATTAGCAACAGAACTATCAAAACCTTGTTGTCTTAAATTAGCTGCAAGATTACCTGCTCTATCAGCAAAGTTTCTATTTGTTTCTGCTTCTAAGACTGCTGAACGAGATCCACCAAAAGCACCTCTGCCGATGGCTGCATCTTGATCTGATTGTATTTGTAATTGTCTCCCTCTATTTAAGTCAGCCATAGCATTATCTATAACTTGTTCTTGGAATGGATTATAAAAAGAGTTTATGTCTAATGGTGCTTGGCCCATACCAGCTAATTGACCTCTAGGATCAAGAGCCATTGATTGACCAAACATATTTCTAGTTGCATCAAAGCCAGCTAATTGGTCTGGATTAAATCCTGCAACTCTTGCTCCTGTGTAGGGTGTAAAAGGTAAAGCTGCAATGCCTTTAGCTCTATCATATAGGTCTGTTTGCATTGCTGCGATTGCTGGATCAGTGGTTGTTGTTGTTGTTGATTTTCCTTTGCTCATAATTCTTTACTTATTAAATATTCGCTTTTCCAGCCTTTGCCTTTTAGCTTTCTAAGCCATCCTTTTCTGCCCCCACCGTAGAGGCGTTTAATTCCTAATTGTTTGGCAAACTGTTCAATAGAGGTATCTACTATTGATTGTAGTTCTGAATAATCTCCCCCGCAGAACAGTATGTTAAGTGTCTTAATCTGGGGAAAGACAACTATCTCCGTTATTATAGCACTATTTTTGCCAGGCCATAAAGCAAAAATACCTTTACGGATTTGTTCTTCTACATCCTCGATACTATACATATCTTGATGTTTGACCGCTTGCTCTATCCAAGGTTTACACCTTTGCCACTCTATCTCCCACGGCTCTAGTATTTTAGACTGTTGCTGTGGCTGAGAGAGTTCCGTCATCTGCGACACTAACTTTATATTTTGTTCCATTTGGGCTTACTAATACTAATTCTGTTTGATCTCCGCCACCTACTTCTATTCGCTCACCTTTCTTAAAAGATAAACCATCTCGGTATTCTATTTCAGAGACTAAATAATTTTGGTAATCAGAATCAAACTTGAGTAGAGGTTTACGAAGTGCTCTTCTTGACATTATCTCTTACCTCTTTTCTTAACGTCTAATCTAATCTTACCAACTTGGAATGGTTGTGAACCATCACCTGTAACTTTCATTTTAACTTGTCTAGCGGTAAATCTGGCATCGGTATAACCATCATTATCAAATGTAAATGTGCCAAAGTTTGTTTCAGGGCCAAGTGGAGTAAACCTACCTTTAAAACTTATTGCAACACCTGGTAAGGTCGTAGCTTCTTCATCAGGTAAAACTTGACTGCACTGCACATAGTTATCACCCATACCAATTTCTATTGGAGCTGTTTCGCAGAAAGGTACTTGAATACCAACATTCTCAGAGTTAACTAGAGCAACATCGCTTTCATGTTCAAAAACATTACCATTGCTATCACAAGCAATCGGTAAGTCAAAGACACCTTGATCTATCCAACAGGATCTATCCATTGAACCAATAGACCAGACATTATCAACATAGTTCCAAATGACATATTTATTAGGTACTAAAGAAGTGCCAGTTGGGAAGAAAAACCACATTTCATTATAGTTAGAGTTATGACCAGCACAGGATGTTGGTCTATAAGTGTAGTTTATATTGTCATATATATAGTCATGTACTTCACATGGTATTTCTTTGACTGAACCATCAAAGATAAAGAAAGAGTTTTCACCCATCCAAGCTAAGAAAGCACCAGCCGTTACGATTGTTCTAGGACTTATCGCTTTACAGTTTGTACCAGCATCTTGAATACCATATATAAAAGGAGAGCCAGTGTAATACATTCTAGCAACACCAGTATCAGTAAAGATAATGACATCTGTTTGCCATTTCAAAGCTGATAGAACTCGACCACCTGTTGGTACAATTAAATCACCTGCTGTATTGGTAGCTGAAGCTGTCCAGGTATTTAGTGTTTCTCTTGATGACCAAGCAATCTTTCTGGGATCGCCACCTGCTCCTAAAGCTACAACGTGTCTTTCATTGGTAACTAACACACCCTCACAGTTTGTTGGTGCTCCTGAAACAACACTAGCTATCGTTGCTGGGGTATTAGGATTCCATTCATATATTTTGCCATCAGAGGGTGAACAGAATAAAAGTATTTCACCAAAGTTATCAAAAGAGAAAGTGGTAGTATCAAAAGATAAACCTGATTGTGAACGAGCATCACCAAAATCTTCTTGACCAAAATGATAAGCACCAAAACCAAGTGGTGATAAAGTGTCATCACCTATAAAGCCTGTTGGGGTAATGTCATACCAGACTTCTTCGTAGTAAATTAAAACACCGTTTCTTGTACCAACTGCTAAAACCTTTTTACCATCGTTATCGTAGTAAGCATACATTCCTGTTGGTGTAGCTGTTAAGACAACTTCTGAAGCACTTGATGTATGTGTTGAAGTGGCAGCAGTGCTTGGCACATTTGTTTGAAATGTGTTGATAGTAAATGTTGTGGTGCTTGGTACGGAAGCAATCGTATAGGTTTGATTTATTTGACTAGCTGGCATACCGCCTGTTGCAGCAAAACCATTAAGATTAACACTAGCACCAACCAACGCTCCGTGTGCGGTAGTGGTAGTGATAGTAATAACAAAACTACCAGAGGTGGTACTAACTGTACCACTTAATATTCTGCCTACTGGATTTGGTCTGAGTTTATTCCACCCCTTGATTGGAGTGAGATAGCCGTTCTCAAAACGGACTAAATCCCCATCAACCCAACGACCTTTGTTAGCATACTCAGTACCGTTCTTAACGATACCTGCTGGTGGAGTTACGGGGATTAATGCCATTCACTTAACTTCCTATGTGGCCTGTTACGACTTTTGGATCTATTAAGTCAGCAATTTGTTCTGCTAGGTTATCTTTTAAGTTCTGAACTTCTTCTTCACCCATTACGCCTTCAACCCAACCAGTAACAATTTCATTGGTTAAGTCTGCGTAAGGGATAAAGTTTTCAATATCATCTACATTTAAAGATTGTGTACCATATACGCTTGCTGCATAGAAATTATCTTCACTGTCTTTCTGATCGCTGACAGCATTGATTCTCCAATGCACATTAAATACCACATCTGAGTGGTCGTCTTTTTCTGGGTAATAGTCAACTGTCTGACAATCCCAATTATATTCTATAGCCATTTTAGTTTACTCCTTTTAGTTGGTCTATTTCACTTTCTAGTGACTCGATTTTTGTTATTGCTTCTTGTAGTGCTTTAGTGATTAAAGGCACAAGTTTAGATTGGTCAATGCCTTGCATTTCTTCACCGTCTTTTTCACCGCTTACTGCTTCAGGCACAATGCTTGAAACTTCATGTGCCAAGAAACCATCTACTATTGTATTGTCACTATCTGCTGTAAAATTAAATCTACATGGTTTTAAAGTTTTTAATCTAGTAGTAGCAGTCCATGAGTAATCTACATTTTCTTTTAATCTATAATCAGATGTTGTGTTATAAGCAGTGGTACTTGCTGTTGTTGTAATACTTCCACCACTAGAACTATCTTTATGGAAAACAATTATAGAACCATCACTTGATAATCTATTAAGTGCTAATGAAGGTTCACCATCACAAATTAATTCTAATGCACCATTTTTACTACCACCATCATTGAAACAACCACCAGCAGTTCCAAAGTTATTAGTGTTTTTTCCAAACAACATTTGACCATTATGATTTATTTGAAGTTTGAGTGTGGCACCAGATG